TACTTTCTTGCGAAAGTGTGTTATGCTTCCTGTCAATGGGTGAGGTCTATCTAAAATCTGTTATTTACCCTTCCAGAAATTAGATAGCCTCGCCTGTTGTAACGAAAGGCAACCATGGAAGCAATCAAAGTATCAGTTGATACATTAAAAGAATTTCCCGGCAATCCACGCAAAGGTAATGTTAAAAAATTAGCAGAATCATTAACCGCTAATGGTCAATACAAACCTATTGTTGTTCAAAAATCAACACAACAAATTCTTGCTGGTAATCATTTATGGAAAGCAGCAAAAGAATTAAACTGGACAGAAATAAATGTTGTTGAAATAGATGTCAATGATGAGCAAGCAAAAAAGATAGTTGCGGCAGATAATCGTTTGGGTGAATTAGGAACTTACGACGAGCAAGCATTATTAGATTTATTAGAAGAAATCAATTTAGAAGGAACTGGTTATGAACCAGCAGATGTTGATGATTTATTAGCATTCTTAGAAGAAAAAGTTGCGGTTGATTGGAAAACAGGCAATCCATTAGAAGGACAACAAGAGAATGTTCAACACCGACCAACTTTATCTGAACGAGCAGAACATTACGCAGAGCGCACAATTCGGTTATTGATGTGTGAATATCCTAACGCACAGTATGTTTGGATAATTGAAAAACTGACAGCACTCAGAGAACAGTATGGCGTTGAAAGCAACGCTGATGCGATTCTAAAACTAGTAGAAAATGCAACAGGAGAAAACAGCCCATCATGACTGACCTAGAAGTAATTCCAGTCAAGCGAGTAATTTCAAGAGATGAATCAAAAGAAATTAAAGGCAACGATGTTCCTGATTTAGAAGCAAATGTTACTAAAGCAGGTATCTATGTTGATGCTGAAACTAATGAACCATTTTTAGTTTATTGTGAGATGCCAGCAGATGCTGTTCCTAAATTGCGTCAAGCAGTTCGTAATGTTAAATACAGTTCATCAGGTGTAACTCGTCAATCAACTGGAACTGAAAATCATTCTCGCACATTCGGCATGGCACCACGCAAACCATTTCAAACTCGTGAAGCATGCAGACCTACTAGCCTTACATACGAACAACCCGAAGAACATGATGTTCTAGTTGAAACAGCAGATTTATTAGCAGACATGATGCGTGAATTCGCACCTGATGTTTACGACAAAGATGTACGAGAAACTGGTGCAGTCACAGACGAGTGGCGTATCAGCGAGCGTTCATTATGGACTAGCGGAGTTATCAATAAAACTTCTACACTTCCATATCATTTTGATGGTAACAATTTTGATATGTGGTCTGCTATGCCTGTTATTCGCAGAGGTACTCGTGGTGGTTATTTATCAATGCCTGAATATGATTTAACTATTGAATGTCGTGATGGCTGGGTGTTGTTCTTTCCAGGATTTAGATATCTGCATGGCGTAACACCAATCAAGCATGTTCAAAAAGATTCATATAGATATACAGTCGTGTACTACTGCTTGCGTGGCATGAAAGATTGCTTTACTTATGCAGTAGAACAAAAAGAAGCACGGAAGCGCAGAACCGAACGAGAAGTTGGACTTGCATCAGCAGTCAAAGGTGATATCGCTTTCAAGATAAAATGAAATATACTATTGCGATACCGTCTTACAGACGACCTGAGATATTAAAAAATCAGACACTCGCAGTATTAGACAGACTTTCGGTTAATCGTGACAACATTGTTATATTTGTTGCCAACGAAGAAGAATACGAAACATACAACACCGCATTAAATGGCGAATATCAAATAGTTGTAGGTGTTCGTGGCATATCTAGCCAAAGAAAGTTTTACCATAACTGGTTTCCAATTGGCGAGCGCATTGTCAGCATTGATGATGACATGGCAGATTTATTAGAACTCGGCGACAAGAAGTTAATTCCTACGCAATACACGATAGACGATATCGTAAGCATGGGATATAAATACGCAGAGTTAGAGAATGCAAAGATGTGGGGCATCAATCCCACTATGAATCATTTCTTCTTAAAGAATCATGTGTCAGTAGGCTTGCGTTATATTTGCGCAAACTTCATGGGAACATTTGCCGGTGATTGGATATTTACAGACCCTAATCGCCGCATGACACCAACAGGCGAAGACCATCACAGCACTCTTAGAGGCTTTACTCGTTATGGTTCAGTAGTTAGATTAGAATTTCTATGCCCCAAAACAAAGTATTTTGCTACTGGTGGTATAGATGCTTGCGTCACGGAAGACGGAGCAAAGAGAGCGGATAGGCACGCTGAAGAATTAAGATGGGTTCAATCTAGGTATCCTGATATCTCATCTATTCAAATCAAAGCAGGTGGAGTAGTCAATCTTCGCTTGAAGCCTATTACCCTTAATAAATATCAACGACCATAAAGGAATAGGCAATGGCTCGCCCAAGTAAATTAACAGAAGATGTAAAGCGTAGATTTTTAACCTCTATACGAGCAGGTAATGACAAGAAAGTTGCTGCTGCTATGGCAGGAATCAGTGAATCAACATTGTATTCTTGGATAGAACAAGGCAAGAGGTCAGACCCAGAGCCAGAATTTCTGGAGTTCTTGGAGTTGCTCACACAGGCTGAAGCCGAGGCTGAAGTGGCTGCGGTAGCAAGAATTCAACAAGCAGCGCAAAATGGTAGATGGCAAGCATCAGCATGGTGGCTAGAAAGAAAGTACGGAGAGCGTTGGGGCAGGAACGATAAGATTAGGCAGGAAATTAGTGGTCCCGATGGAGCACCACTAGCATTATCAATTGAAGATGCGAAGAAGGCAGTTCTAGCATACTTAGACGAGGGCGATTCAAAAGATGGGTTCATCAATTCGGGATCAGATTCAATCTCTGACGAAGCAGGAAAGAACGAACTGGATACAGACGCTTCCTGATAGCGTTGTAAAAGATTTATCTCGTAAGCCATGGTGGTTCATTGGCAGACCTGAGCAGCAAGAACCCGAAGGCGACTGGAATGTTTGGTTAATTCTTTCAGGTCGTGGTTGGGGTAAGACAAGAACTGGTGGCGAATGGTTAGCCCGAAGGATATTAGAAAACCCTAAAGCACCTGACGGAAGCGCAACTCAATGGGCAATTATTGCACCGAGGTTCGCTGACACCAAGAATGTGTGCGTAGAAGGACCATCAGGATTTCTTAAAGCGTTAAACCATAGAGGTTTACTGTCTGATGTTGATTACATATATAACAAATCTTCATACAAGATATTATTCAAAGACGGTCAAGTAGTTCACATGTTCGGTGCTGACTCACCGGATGCTGGTCGTGGTTTGAATTTATCAGGTGCTTGGTTAGACGAGTTGGCTATGTGGCCATATCCGTATGAAACATGGACAGAAGGTTTAGCACCAGCACTTCGTATAGGCGACAGACCGAGAGTGGTTGTTACTACAACTCCGAAGCCAATCAAACTCCTCCGTGATTGGACAACACGAACAGATGGTTCTGTTTATGTTACGAGAGGCAGTACATTCGATAATGCTAAGAACTTATCTGAGACCGCACTCATTGAGTTGCGAGCGAGATACGAAGGCACTCGCACAGGAAGGCAAGAGTTATATGGCGAACTTCTTGATGCAGCCGAAGGCGCATTATGGATTCGTGATTGGATTGAAGAAACCAGAATCACGCCAGACAAACTTCCGCCTCTTTATCGCATAGTAGTAGCGATTGACCCAGCAGTAACTAGCGGAGAAGACTCAGATGAAACAGGAATTGTCACAGCAGGAGCAAGTGCAGACGGACACTTCTATGTGCTCGCTGATGACACTTTACGTGCTACTCCAAACGAGTGGGGCAAAAAGGCAGTTGAAGCATTTAGAAATTGGAAAGCAGACCGAATCGTCGCTGAAACAAATAATGGCGGAGATATGGTCATTATGGTATTACAACAAGTAGATAGAAATGCACCTGTTACTAAAGTTCATGCGACTAGAGGTAAGAGAGTAAGAGCAGAACCTATCTCTGCATTATATGAACAACAAAGAGTTCATCATGTTGGTGCGTTTCCACAATTAGAAGACCAGATGGTTATGTGGACACCAGAAGCACCTGATTCACCTGATAGATTAGATGCGCTAGTATGGGCATTGACAGAATTGAAAGACGGCTCAGTATCGCATGCTGGTCTTGCTGGTATGGCTAATATCTGCCCAAGTTGTCAGATGCCTAGCCCTAAATCAAGTATCGTCTGTAATTATTGCAATGTTTCGCTGAACGGAGAATAAGTGGCAGTCACATATAACACAGTTATTGATCAAGGTGCGGATTGGTATATTAACTTTACTTACAAGAACCCAAACGGAACTGCAATCAACTTGACTGGTTATTCAGCAGCACTTCAAATTAGAACTTCACCATTAGCAGCGACAGCAGTATTAACATTAACTTCACCAAGTAATGGAATTACTATCACTGGCGCAACTGGTTTGATTGAGTGTCATGCGACAGCAGCACAAACAGCATTAATCACTAACGGCAAATACGCATACGATATAGAAATTACAGCACCAACTACTGGTGTTGTCACAAGATTAGTACAAGGCACAGTTCAAGTTAGCCCACAAGTAACGAGAACACCATGAGCGACATAATTGTAGTTCAACCAGTAATTCCTATTGTTGAAGTAACTGCTCCCGGACCACAAGGACCAGCAGGTGCTTTCAGCCCAGGAGATGTCGCTTACACACATACGCAATCAACAGCAAGTGCAACATGGACGATAAACCATAGTTTGGGTTTTAATCCAACAGCAGTAGTATTGGATTCAGCAGGAACTAATTGCGAGGGCAGTTTCAGTTATCCAACAGTTAATCAAATGGTAATAACTTTTAACTCAGCCTTTACCGGCACCGCATACATAATCTAGGAGATAAATAATGGCATCAAAGAAATATTTAGTTGGCTTAGACCTTAACAAGAATGAATTACAAAACGCAAGAATTCAAAATCTTGGTACCGCTCCTAGCACTCCTGTCGCTGGTCAAATTTATTACAACACAGCAGACAACACATTGTATTTCTATAATGGTTCATCATGGGTTAATTTCGTTCAAACAACTCAGGTAACATACAACACATTCGCAAACCGACCAGCAGCAAACACAGTACCAGCAGGAACTTTATTTTTTGCTACTGATACCAACTTACTTTATTTATCAGACGCAAGTGTTTGGGATCAAATCTCATCATTTGGTTCAGTATCAGCGCAGACCTCTTATGGTGACACTTCTAGCAATGGCTCTTCAAATGATTATGCTCGTGCAGACCATACACACGGAACACCTAGTTTAACTTCAACCCCACCGCAAACTCTTGCCGCAGGTGGAAGCAATACAGTAGGAACTGCAACTACACCAGCAAGAGCAGACCATGTTCACGCACTACCTAACTTTGGCTCTGTAACGGCACAAACAAGTTTTGGTGCTGCTTCTGCTAACGGAAGTGGTACAGAATTTGCTCGCAATGATCATACTCATGGAACTCCTACACATGATAATGCCGCACATAACGCAATCAATCTTTCAGCACTAACAGTTCCTCTTGTTGATGTTTCATTTAACAATTTTAAGATTACAAATCTTGCTACACCAATTAACTCAACTGATGCCGCAACTAAAGGTTATGTTGATACAGTATCAGAAGGTTTACATATTCATGCTTCTGTTGTCGCTGCAACAACCGCAAACCTAACAGCAACTTACGATAATGGAACTAGCGGTGTCGGTGCTACATTAACTAATTCAGGCACACAAGCAGCACTTGTAATTGACGGAGTTACGCTTTCCGCAACTCAAAGAGTACTTGTCAAGAATCAAACAACGCAGTATGAAAATGGTATTTATACAGTAACTAATACTGGTTCAGTATCAACCAACTGGGTATTAACTCGCGCAACTGATTTTGATACTTCCGCCGAGATATCAGGTGGCGACTTCACATTCGTTACTGGTGGCACAAATTATGATAATACTGGTTGGGTTCAAACATCTACAAGTGTTACTGTTGGAACAACAGCAATAGTATGGTCACAATTTAGCGGTGCTGGCACATATACAGCCAGCAATGGTGTTCAATTAGTTGGTTCTGATTTTTCAGGCGTAGTCGTTGCTAGCGGTGGATTGGCTGTTGGTGCAAGCGGATTTTCTGTTGATACAGCAATAGTTGTTCGCAAGTATGCAGCAAATATTGGCGACGGAGCATCACAAGCAATTACTGTTAGCCATAACTTAGGTACTAAAGATGTGATAGTATCTGTTTACGATAATTCTTCTCCTTACGCTGAAGTGGTTTGCGATGTTGAACATACATCAACAACTGCAATTACTCTTAACTTCACCGTAGCACCAACTAATAATCAATATCGTGTAGTAGTACACGCTTAGGAGGCACAGCGTGGGTCTATTAGATAGATTCGCTAAGCGAGTTGCAGCAGAGATAGAGAAAGCACCAAATCTACCTGCTGGTTCTGTAACCATGACTGAACAAGAAATGGTTAATCGCACAGGAATCATGGCACAACAGTACGGACAATCGGTTTCATTACCGAGAAATCCGATATGGCCGAATGTACCTTTCACTCCGGGCAATCCTTTAATTCCGGGAGCAATCAACCCTGTTCGTGAAGATGGTAGAGCCGACCCAAGAAGATATGAATATCAAGTTGCGCAAAATATCAATATCACGCCAACTAAACTTATTCCTTTCACTACGCTTCGCTCAACTGCTGATCAAGTAGATATTATCCGCAGGTGTATTGAAGTAGTGAAGAATAAAATTACTGGTATGGACTGGGACATTGTTCTGTCAGATGATGCATCAGAAAAAATCGCTGCTGAATCAGGCAAAGATCATGTTCGTGCTATGGCTGAAGCAAGAGTTAATTACACTGAAGACATTGCAAGACTAAGAGGATTCTGGGAACAACCTGATAAAAACAACGGATACACATGGTCAGACTGGATTAATTTAGCATTAGAAGAAATCTTAGTTATTGATGCTTGGGCTATTTGGCCACAGAAATCAGTAGGCGGAGATTTATTTGGATTTCAAATTCTTGATGGCTCAACTATTAAGCCATTGATTGATGACCGAGGCATGCGACCAATGCCACCGAATCCAGCGTTCCAACAAATTTTATTTGGTTTCCCTCGTTCAGAGTTCATGGCACCAAATGAAGTTGAAGACGCTGATGGTGAATTCACTTCTGATGAATTATCTTATTTAGTTAAGAATCGTCGTTCATGGACTATCTACGGATTCAGCCCAGTAGAAAGAGCATTACCTCTAGCCGACATTTATCTACGCAGACAACAATGGATAAGAGCCGAATATACAGATGGCGTATTGCCTGAACTGTTGTTCACTACTGATGCTACCTTCGGTAATAATCCTGAACTATTAAGAGCGTATGAGAATATCTTCAATGATGATTTAGCAGGACAAACCGCACAAAGAAAGCGTGCTCGTTTATTACCTGCTGGTATGACACCAATTCAATATGACGGATATGGTGAGAAGTTCAAAGATGTATTAGATAACTATTTGATTACTTCTATCTGCGGACACTTCGGCGTACTACCAAGTGAAATTGGATTCAGCGGTAGTGGCTCTCTGGGTGCTTCTGGTTTACAGAAAGGTGAATCACTTTCAGCAGAGATTATTGGTATTCAACCATTGGCTGATTGGATTAGCAGGCAATTAACTAATCTGTCTTATCTGTATCTAGGAATGCCTCGTGAGTTAGAGTTTAAGATTCTATTTGAAAGCAAGATTGATACTGAATCAGAAGCCCGACGAGTTGATATTGAATTAAAGAATGGCGGACGCACAGTAAACGAAGCACGATCAACAATGGGATTACCTTTACTAGATACACCACAAGCGGATATGCCAATGCTTTATAGCGGTTCAGGATTATTCTTTTTATCGCCTGACGGAATTATTGATGCTGCTACTGCTAGTTATGCTTCTGCATTAAGCGGTGATGATGCTACGCCAGTTGATGATCAATTAACTATTGGCGAGAAACCTGAAACTGAAACAGGCAAACCTGAGCCAAGTGTTGTTGAAGAAATGTCTGAGGACAATACAGACAATGCTGTCAAAGAAGTTAAAGCATTTCTAAAGTGGCTACGCAAGAGTAATCGCAAACGACCATTCAATTTTGAGGTAGTTGAAGCAGATTACGCAGAAGTTATTAACAAATATGTTGCTATCAACGATGAAGAATCTGCTCGCTGGTACGCCGAAAGGTATATAGGACTCTAATGAAGCCGAACAGAACCCGACTTAAAGTTAGAGTTGCGGTTCGTTTTGTTCGTTCAATAAGACTGGGCATAAAAGATATGTTCTCAATTGAACAGATTCTTGATTCTTGGTTTTCGTTACAGAATCCTATGGATAATCTAAATGAAAATCTGCCAGCAAAAGTTCATAGCCAACTGGCTCGGGACTGGGTACGCATTCATGCGCCCAAACTTGATATAACCCGACTCAACTCTGCACTCGGCAGGTTATATGCAGAAGCGTATATTCTTGGCGAGGACATAACGACTTATGAATTGGCTAGGGCAGTAGGAATACAGAAGGCTGCTCCTAATAAGAAACAAATGCAACGAGCATTGACTATCAACTGGAATAAATGGCGAGCAGGAAATCGTGCTGCTGCTGCTTTGGTGAACCCACCAGAAAGCCTTAAACGCCTATTACAGAGCCGATCAATAGTTATACAGGGAATTACTAACACCACCCTGAATAGAATTGGCACAGCACTCGCTGAAGGCTTAGAACGAGGTGCTACACGCAAAGATGTGGCTGATGATATTTCATACATCATCGGCGACGATTCAAGAGCAATTACTATCGCTGGTACAGAAATGAGCCGAGCAGTAGTACAGGCTAGTAAAGACCTTTATGCCGAAAGCGGTGTAGAGAAAATTCAATACCTAGTCGCAGACCCTTGCGACGAATGTCAAGAAAACTATGATGCTTCGCCAATAGACATTGGTGAGCAATTCCCCAATGGCGACCCACCAGTCCACCCGAACTGCATGTGCGATATTGCACCTTATGTAGTGGATACTGGATTATGGGAATATGTTTACGGCGAAGAAAGCGAGTAAAGGAAAACTATGAGCGAAAATACAAGTGTCTATGCTGATATCCTCAAATACGATGATAATGGCGACGGAACTTTAACAGTCTATGGCAAGGCGACAGATGACGCATTAGACATTGATCAACAGATTTGCGACCCAGTATGGCTAGACAAGGCTATGCCTGATTGGTTTAGAACTGGTGGAAATATTCGTGAACAGCATAGCAATATCGCTGCTGGCGTAGCCCAAGAATATGAAGCAAAAGCAGACGGACACTACATCAGTGCTCTAGTAGTTGACCCAGTATCAGTTAAGAAAGTTCAAAATCGTGTACTACGAGGATTCAGTATTGGCATCAAATCTCCTCGTGTTGTGCGTGACCAAAAAGCAGCAAATGGTCGTATAGTAGATGGTCAGATTGTTGAAGTATCTCTAGTAGATAGACCAGCAAATCCAAATTGCCAATTAGTTTTGGCTAAGTCACTGAATGGTGAGAAAACACTAACGAAAGTAGAGGAACTCTTGGAAACCAACATAGAGAAAGAAGTGGCGGAAGATTCAACGGCTATGGGTGGAGAATCCAAGGCTATTCCTTCACGAGAAGAAATGATGTCTAGATATGCTTCTGCACGCAAAGCACTAGATGAAATTACAATGGAATGTAAATCTTATGGCTACGAAGACATGGACAAACAATACGGCGAGTCAGCAGAGCAAGAAACAGCCGAAGGTCCTGCTGGTAGCGGAGCCGAACATGAACTAGGCGAAGCCAAAAAAGAAATGGTTGATCAGAACAATGATGTTCAAATGTCAGCCGACACAACTACTAAATGTTTAGAGTGTGGTTGCAATATGCCGGGAGCAACACACGGATTAACACAAGTGCCAGTAACAGGCGGAACACCAGCAAACGAAATGGCTAATGTATCTACTGCGGTGATGTCATCACCTGATCAAATGCCTGTTGGTTCACCAGCAACTGCACCACAAACACCAAACAACTCAAAATCAGTTGATACAATAGTTCCACCTTCAACGATTGAAGAAGTAGGAACAATTATAGAAGAAGAAGATTCTGATGAGGACAACTCAGCAGATAAGTCCCTGCTCGCTGATGTTAAATTAAACGACATCATTGAGAAAGCCGTAAAGAGTGCTATGTCTTCGGTTGAAGCCGAAGTTGCATTATTGAAGTCCGCAAAAGAGGCGGTAGAGAATAAAGCAACTGAACTACAAACTGAATTAGCAACGGCAAAATCTCTCGCAATAGGTGGCGGTCCAAAACGGACAACCATAGCGACAGGTGCTAATAAAACAAACGAGTGGAAAGCCAAAGCAGATTTATATTTTGCAAAGGCTTCCGCAACAACCGACCTGATTCTTGCTAAGGGATATCGTGATATGGCTAAAGATTTTCTTGCCAAATCCGCTCCTGAAGTAGAATCTAAATAACTCTTTACAGGAGAAATAACTCAATGGAAAACTTAAAAGTTCATGACTTGTTTAACGAGTCAAACCCTAAAGTTGCCGCAGAGCGCCATGACGAATACATCGGAGAATTAAGCAAGTCGCTTTCATCTCCACGCCCATTCGTAAATGGCGAATTAGGTCAAGATGCAACTAAGCAGTTAGAAACACTTGCGATGAGCAAGTCACTAACTCCTGATGCTCTTGCTTCACTACAAACTGCGCTAACTGCACAAAGAGGTGCCGTAGGTGATATCAATAAAGAAATCACACTAACAAATCCTCTAGGTACATCTTTCGCTGCCTTCGATCTAGAAGCACCAGCAAAGATGCTAACACCTCGCCCAACTCCACTACGCAACAAAATCCCTCGCAAGAAGGGTGTTGGTACATCTCGCCGTGTTAAGAGAATTACTGCTTACACAGGTACAGGTACAGGAGTAGGCAATCTATGGCCAGGAATCACTGAGACAACTCAGAACAACTTCGCTCCGGGAGCAGCAACACCTTTCCAATTAGAGCGTGGTCCACAGATTTCATACGAAGCAGATGATTTAGTAATTCCTTACAACTCATACTCACTATCTGATCAAGTTTCATTCGATGCAAACTTCTCAGGTATGGGATATCAAGACCTTCGTCAACTATCTTCTACTTCAACTCTATATGCAACAATGTTGATGGAAGAAAGAATGTTCCTATATGCTCGCGGAACCGCATCAGCATTCGTAGGCGCATTAGCCGCACCAACAGGTATTGTTGCTTCTTCACCAGCAGCAGTTACAGGACAAAC